GGGTAAAAATGTACTCACATGGGTTCCAAGGACCAGGTGGATGGTATATTGAGAATTCTTTAACTACCATTGGTGGTAAAGATCCAGTATCAGAGCACAACAGAGAGTTGTGGAATAGTGGTAATGAGGACGACAAGACTACAGTACGTAAGCAGAAGCGTAAGCTCTCTTACTACGCAAACATCTATGTTGTAAAAGATCCTACAAATCCTGCAAATGAAGGACAAGTAAAGCTTTATAAGTTTGGTGCTAAGATCTTTGATAAGATCATGGCAGCAATGCAACCTGAGTTTGAAGATGAAACTCCAATCAATCCATTTGATTTTTGGCAAGGTGCTGATTTCAAATTGAAGATCCGCAAAGTGGATGGATATTGGAATTATGACAAATCTGAGTTTGCTCCTGCAGCTCCTCTTCTTGAAGATGATGATGCAATGGAAGCAATTTGGAAGAAGGAATATTCCCTTCAAGCACTAGTTGCTGCCGATCAGTTTAAATCATATGAGGATCTAAAGAAGCGTTTAGATTACGTTCTAGGCGTTAAAAAACCTGCCTCACGTCCAGTATTGGATGAAGAAGCAGGTGATGATGAACCTCGTGGTTCTTATAAGCCAGACTTTGGTTCTCGCAAGGAAGAGAAGGTTCCTGTAGCAGCAGCTCCTGCCTCAGTAGAGGAAGATGATGATGATGCTATGAGTTACTTCCAGAAACTTGCTGAGAGTTAATTATTCATATAATCGAGGGTTATCTGCCTTCTTAAGGGTTCTACTCATAAATTGAGTGGAACCTTTTTTATATTCCATAATTTTTTCTATATCATCTAAAATGATACTGAGATATCTAGGTTTAAGTACAAATATTTGTCTTTTTGCATCATCTAATTGTTGTTCATATTCAATATTAGTGACTGGTTTAGAAGATTCTTTACCTGCAACTTCCACTAAAGAATCAATATTAGGATCATTATATACAGTTCCATAAGATAGTCTCTTCTTCCAGTTATATCCATCATATCTCCATTCTTGTCCATCTCGTTCAAATACTTCTCCTACTGAAGGAATATAAAGTGGACCTGGTTCACTGAATTGTACTGTTGGTGGATCATAATATCCTTTTCCTGGATCACCAATAAAGATCTCAATTATTCTACCATTCTCTGTTTTACATGTTGCAGTTGCTGTTACTGGATCTAATGGTGCAGCAATAGTGATAGTGGGAGCAGATCTATAATTATAACCTCTATCAGTCAACACAATATCTGTTACTTTACCATCGTTAACTATAGTGTATCCAACTGCTGCTCTATGTGGTGTTGGTGGTTGGACGGTAATATTTGGTGGATTTGCAGGATCATACGCTCCACCTCCAGTAGTTATTCCTGTTATAGAAAGTTGTTCATTGGAGATTGTTACAGTTCCTTTTGCTGTAAGATCCATATTATATGTGTGTATGAATCTACCATTACCACCAGGAACTATAAATCTAGTTCTACCTGGGTTTGTAAATGAGTCTAGTGGTTTAGTATCTTTTGATGATGTGTTTAGAGTTCCTTTTAGGGTTAAACTATCGAGATTCCAATTAGATCCTAACCCAATAAAGTAAACTGAAGAATTATCCGCTCCACTTACATATAATTCAGATCCATCATCTTTAAAGTTGATTGCATTTATATTATTCTCACCACCTACAAGAGAACTAATATTAATTGATTGTGTTGCTGTAGATACCATAGATGATATAGACCAAGGAGTTACCAATTGATGTTTTCTAACGGTATCTGGATTTGTTGTATCCATAATGAATACATATTCACCGTTATCTTGGAATCTAATACTAGATGGACTTACTGTTGTGATACTAGCAACATAAGTCATTGTAGAACTAATATCCCATGCAGTTGCCAATGAATACTCTACAATTTTAAATCCAGAGTCTGTAAGACCACAAAGATACATTGTCTTACCATCTGGTTTAAAGTCAATTCCAGTACAATATGTGAAGTTTATACCACTAAAGTTCATGATCTTGATATTCGCTGTAGTGGCAGTATTCACATCCCAAGCAGTAGATAGGTCATATGAATGAACTTCACCAACTGTATAACCAAGAGACCCATGACAGGTAAACATTTTATCACCAGTTGGATTGATATGTAGACCTTCAAATCCTATAGTTACTTGATAGGTTGATACTCCAACATATGCTGCATTACCTATAGGATCAGGTGGTGGATCAATAGTTACTGTTGGTACAAAGTTATATCCATCTCCTGGATTTGATATTAAGATCTCTGCTATTTGACCACTATTAGTTGATCCAACACCAACTGTTGCTGTTAAGATACCTGCTACAGTTGCTTTTGGATCACTGAAGGTTACGCTAGGTTGGTATGTATATGCCTGTCCAGAGTCAATGATTGTTACTTGACCAACCTCCATATCATCTGGAGGTACATTTAATGTACATGTTGCTGTTGCAGTTGTTGCTGCACCAGGAGCAGACAAGGTAACTCCTGCAATAGAAGTGTAACCAATACCTTGATTTGTTATTGTTAATGCTGTTACTTTTCCTTCAGCACCACCAACTTGGGCAGTACATTCAGCGTATGTTCCAGGAATTATAGATGGTAGTCTAACGTCGCTATCCATCTCAATAGCATATTCTGGAGCATTATAAAATCCTTCAGTAACTTTCTTACCTTCAGGAATTATTATAATATTCTCTGTATTTTTATGCTCTATTGTTTCATAGTGGTGTATTCCACCATATAGATTTTCATATGTACCATATTTTTCTAGACAATATCTATCAAATGCTCTTTGAGTCTTAGGCCACTCATCAAATACGTTTAGTATATTATTTGCTTGTAAAACTACCCAATCAAGAGTTGAATCTTTATATATTTTAGCAGCGACTACATCGGGTCTATCATCTCCATTTATAGTATATTTTTCAAAGTAACTTAAGTTCTCGAAAATATCAGATCTTAATTTACCTCTTTTAAATAGGTTTTTAACAACGACATAATCATCCAGAGTAGTTCCATACTTGGGATCTCTACTGACATATTGTACGTTGGGTACTTTTCTAAAATATGATGGCATGGTTTAAAACCCTATTTCGTGCTTTGCTGCAAATTTATCATAATCATCTGCGTATACAGGTTCCAACTCCTTAAAGGAGAGAGACATTACATATGAGACCATAGTTCCATCTGGGAAGGTCATGTAACTACCTTCTGCTGTATAATCAACATTACATGTTTGTAATGCACATGGAGACTTTATTCGGTTTAGACCTGGATGTTCTGACCCTTTGTGTATATATTCAATCGAGAATACATTTGGAGCCATTAAGAATAATGAAGATTCATCTCTTATTGGTGTCATATTCTTTTTAAAGAATCTTATAATTTTTTTCACTTCTTTTGCTTCATCTTCGTCTCTTGGTGTCATTCTGAAGTTAAAGGTAAATGACCTTAATTGTGGTGCTTGGAATAGTAACTCTAAGTTAGGGTTCATAACACCACCAGTCATCCTTGACATGACGTTAGTTCCAACTGCTTTACCGATCATTGCATTTTTGATCATTTCTTTCACTTTCTCAGAACTACCCTGAACATCTTTAGTAATATTATCTAATGCCTTTGTTAAACCTTCACCACCTTCTTTAATAAAACCTTCTCCAACTTCTGCTCCCATCATTTGCATAGGATTCATTGTATCATCATTCCAACCAACACCAATTGAATCTGTGATTCCAGATTGAATTGGTAATGATACAGTTCCACCTATAATTTCTAATTTCCTATCATCACCCCATCTACTACCACCGCCAGTAAAGGTACTTCCTTCTGTACTGCTATCCATTTCTTTCTTTTCATATTTGATAGCACCAAATCTAATATAATCTTGATCAGTTTGTTTAGCACCGAGAGGATACCTCATATCTTCACTTTCTTCTCCTCCTTTACCTGCTATAGAATTAATTTGATCTAATTTTTGAGTATTTTTTAAATTTCCATCAGTTGTACCGCTAAGAAAACCTTCACCAGATGTACCATCACTTCTATCAGTTCCATCATCTTTACCACCAGTATTTGCAGTTCCTGCTATTGCATCTGCTTTAAATCTGTTTTCAGCGAATCTAGCTATACCTTCATATATTTGTTGTGGAGTTGGGTCTTCACCATATTTTGCTTTATATCCTTCTTTAAAGGTATCAATAATTTGTTTATCAATATCTTTATTTGCTCTTGAATTTTTATCTTGTAATACTTTATCTAAACCTGGGAAGTTTGTTGTATCTATATTTGACCATTTACCAGCAATACCAATCTCTCCTGCTTTATCATTAGGATCAAGTGGTTTAGGTGATCCATCTGCATTTAGTTTTTGAGCTATTAGAGTAGATTTTTTTGTTACTGGATCAAACTGTACAACAACTTTGGCGACAGCAGGTTCATACTTCTGTAGTGTCTTACCGTTTCTAACGATAGTACCAGAAGGCTTATCAAATTTTACCTGAATCTGAGGAGATTGATACACCTCAGATCCGTCTACACCTGTTTGTATTGTTGCTTTTTCTTTAGCCATTACCTAAAGTCTGAGTCATTTTTACCATATCCTTGATATCTTCGCACACCTCTAAGCATGTCTCTAAATGTTTTGTTAGTCTCTTTCCAGACTGAAGCATTTAAAAGTCTCTTTGGTTTACCATCCTTTATAGATACAAATTCTTCTATGGGAAGATTTGCTGCATTTGCCCATTCATTCTTTGCAATATCTAGTAATGGACCTACACCAGTCATATTATATTTAGACACTGAGTTATAAGGTAAATTTAATCTGTCATCCATTAGATTTTCTACCACTAATTCTCGCTTTTGTGGATGTATATAATGTAGATTGCATCCTGTAAATCCATCTCCACTTACTTCTATTACATATACTAATGGGAATGCATCAAAGAATTTTGCATTTTTTGCTTTTGTCTCATATTGGAACATCATTAGATGTCCTATCTTTGGAACTTTTCTAAGAAGGTTCTCATCATTACCTTCACGATCCTTCTTTTCATCCATGATGAATTTACGGGGATTGTTTTTGTATGATGTAACTAGACCCATAAATGCTCTTCTATAGAAGAATGGTGATTTACCATCTTCTTCACCCATTTGTTCGTTTATTTCTTGGAATAAAGTCATTTTTTATATTTTATTCCTAGTTCGTCTTCTGTTATAACTTTAAATATTAGTCTTCTATCTTTACACCAGTCTTCTGCTGCTCTCCATTTTGCTTTATTGACTTCATATGTTTTTGCTTCGTAGATATATGATTTAGTTACTTTTGATTTTCTTTTGGGTGGAATACACTGTCTTTTGGGTTTTACTTCTATTACATAATCTCTTATTGCACCACCACCTTCTTGTACTTTAATAAGGAAGTCTGGGTAATACTGATGAACACGTCTATCTAACGGTGATACGTAGGGTATCGAGAATTCTTCACTTGCCCATAGAAGAATGTTCTCATTTGTATCACACCATTGACAGAATTTTTTCTCCCAATTACTTCGACAAACTATATTATTTGGGTTGCCTTTGTACTTACGAGGATTCTTAGGTTTATATTTACTTTTAATACTCTCGTTCATCTAGTATAAATATGTATTAATAGACTAATTATTAATATTTAGATGGGAAAACAAAACAGACCCATACATCCAGCAACTAGGATGAATACGCTTAAGGATAGGATATTGAATCCTTCCCTATCAGCGTATTACTCTGTTGTATTTCCTATGCCTACTTTTGGTGGATTATCAGAATCGTATAATGGTGAACTACTTACTCTAACATGTACCGAAGCAGCATTACCTGGATCTAGCATTGCTACATTTGAACAACAAAATGATTACATGGGTGTAACTGAGAGGCATGCTTATAGGAGAATGTATGATGAGACAATAGATTTTACATTTTTAGTTACTCAAAACAGTGACTATGTTCAAATTAGATTTTTTGATGCATGGATGAAGTGGATTACTGGGGAAGCAGGTCAAGATTTAAGATCTCCTACTATTGTTAATAGAGCACAGTATCCTAATAGTTATCGTACTGATTTGTGGATTGTGAAGTTTGAGAAGGATATGGGTGCAGCATTGACATCATCTAGTAAACTACTAGAATACCGATTTGTAAATGCATATCCAAAAGCAGTGAGTTCTTCACCTGTTACTTTTGAAGGTAATTCGTTACTCAAGACCACAGTATCAATGACATATACAAGGTATTTTGTAACAGAACTTAAGAGTCAGGCAGAAGCAGTTGCGAGTAGTGATACTCGTTCTCCTGGTAATCCAGAGTTTGATAGTTTTAGATCTCTTATCAATAATTCTGAACAGATGGGTGATTTTGGTAAATTAGTTGGCGATTCATTCCAATATGTAAGTGGCTCCTTTACATGAACAAATACTTTATTAATGAGGACTCAGTTTTTGCAGTCAATGACAAATTAAATGCTAGGGTAGAGAAGGTAGATGATATCTCTATAGTTTATGTTGATGATTTTTATAAGAATCCAGATCAAGTAAGGGATCTTGCTTTGAGGACTCCCTCAACAAAGAATCCAAGGATTTGTGGTGGATTGCCAGGTACAAGAATAGATATGAATATGTACTTGGATAATATGTTTCCTGTATGGAGGGATATTATATCAAAAGTATATGGGATGAATGAGGAACAATCAAGAGCATTTTTGTGGACGTGTTTAAATACACCTTTTTCAGTTAATGTTACACAATCTCCAAAAGATTATATAGAACCTCATATAGATTATCCAGAGGAAGAGGATAATGAAGATACTGGTTGGGCAGGATTAATATATTTGAATTTAGATGAAGAATGTAATGGAGGAACAGGATTTTATGATGAAGGACATAGGTTGACGCACCTTGCAGAGATGAAGTATAATAGAATGTTAATATACCCAGCGAATATATTACACGGTGCATATGATGAAGATGGGTGGTTTAAAGAAGAATTGTATAGATTAGTACAGGTTTTCTTTTTTCCGATAAAAAAAATCCTAAATAAACGCACTAAATAAAAGTATACAGAATTGCATAGATTATGCCTTTACCCAAGATTAGTACGCCAACTTATGAGTTGACGTTGCCTTCGACTGATAAGACTATACAATATAGACCTTTTTTAGTTAGAGAAGAGAAACTTCTAGTTTTAGCACTAGA